TTTCTCAAAGACAGCAGGAGGGCTTACGCCGTGCACGATGCAGAGACATATAGTTCTCCCCTAACAGGACGGACTTTCACTCAACGGAGGAATGGCATCTTGATTTACACCAAGTTGCCTGATCCCGTGAGGAACATCCAGATGGGGGGAGAGTCTCTTGACTCGTATCGGGCGGCTAGTCAGCATACGGTGGCCGATCAATTTGGCTTTCGCATGCCAACACCATATTCCGCATGGCGGAGGACGGTGTCTGCTCCTGTTTTCGATTACGGTTTTACCGTGAACGGGAACGTCTTTGAGTCTCAAAACGCCACAAATGCACCGGTTCCTCTGACTGCCGACTCAAGTCTACTCTACCGTCTCCAAGAGGAGGCGGTGGTGAAGGCTTTGGGAAAGCTAGCCAAGAACAAGGTGGATCTATCCGTTGCCTTTTTGGAACGGAAACAATCTGCCAGGATGGTGCAGGAGTGGTGTGCGTCAACCTTCCGCTTGCTCAAAGACCTCAAAAAGGGTCGTTGGGTGTTTAACTCCGGAGCGCGCTCCCCTCTAGGTAAAACCTGGAAGTGGGATAAAAGCGTGCCTCGAGGCTGGACACCAAAAGCGGTGGAACAATGGCGGAAGGGCGAGAAGATTACAACATTGCCCAACGCCTGGTTGACGACCCGCTATGGTATTGCTCCATCAATAATGGACATAGCGGGGGCCGTGGAAGCGATCGAGGCTGCCGATAACGGGGTCTATGATCGCTACACAGTGACTACTGCCGCGAGGCAGAAGTCCGTCGTATCCACTTCCGTACCCTGGGCCAGCGCCCCCACTGTCGGGTATAACATGACCTATCGCGCACTCGTGCGCCGGTCTACGTTTACCCATCATGAGGCGTCGGTCCGCTTGGATGCGACAGTAGACAACAGCACCTACCTCCGGCTTAAGGACGTAGGGGTTACCAACCCGCTTTTAACGGCGTGGGAGGTACTCCCTTACAGCTTTGTCCTAGACTGGTTTATAGGTGTGGGTGATTTTCTTGAGGCCGCCAATGCATGGACTGGCGGATATACTTTCAAGGCGGGTAGTGCTACGCGATTCTACGACCTCCAGAGCGTTGCTTGGTGGAAACGGGACGATGCGTGGTATGCCACACAGCCTTGGTACACGGAGACACATGACTCCGGCCTCAGCACCCAACCCGCGATATGGCGGCAGCGTGGTTTTCAACGGGACGTCTTTGAGACTGCCCCGCTACCCACTGTTACCATTAGTCGCAACCCCTTGAACTTCGAGCGTATGTGGGACAGCCTTTTCTTGGTGTCCAACTTACTCGGGGAGAAAGAGGCTAGTAGTCGGATACGTCACAGGCTGCGCGTTTAGCGGGCTTTAGACCTCCGGTCCTTTCTCCGTCTTGCGACGGCGTCAAAAAACAAGTTGCTGTAATGGAGCTTGTGGAATAACAACACTTGGCACTGCTCATTTGAGAGTGTCGTATTCCCTTAACCCCTTAGCCTGGAGAATCCCATGGCTGACAATGTACCTCTAGTCGTCGCTGACGGCGAATCCACCCCAGTTGACCACACGTTTTCCCCTCGTGGGATTACGGGTGACACCGCTAAGTATGTAAACTATGCGGTGACTTTCGCAGACGGTAGGGAGACGGTGAGCATGAAGCTCTCGGAGCCCAAAGGCCTGCAAAAGACGGAACTGGTTCTCATCGTGCCCCGGGTCCTCGACGAGACCATTAACGGTGTCACGGTTAGTCGTGTAGCGGACTACGCGACCGTTCGAGTTTCTGCCATTGTTCCCAAGACGTGGGACACGGCCGATATCAAGAACGTGCGTGTAATGAGCAGCAATCTGCTGCTGGAGTCCCCGGTGGTAGATGCCATCGAAAAGGGCGAGCACGTCTGGTAAAACCGGCATGAAGCCGGAATTGATCTACCAGGCTATACAAACCCTGCTACAGAAATGGGGCGATGTGCCCCAACAACAACCCAATGGAGTAAACTCATGGGCAAGACGATTAACCGTACTGGTGCTCGTTCTCCTGTTGACGCTGGCGAGTTATTCCTTCGCCTCGCCGCCGCCCTCGACGTCGAAGTTCCCCGAACTGGGGATACGACTAGAGACGCAGTGGCTTGGACGAAGATGCCCTTTCCTGATTATGTCGGTATATCGGAGCAGTTGTTCCGAGACCGATACCTCATCAAAGAGGTGGTCAGGAAATGCCCAGTTTTCGAACTGGGAGTTGACACAACCGCAGCGGCTCTTGTCTCCTTTTACGAAGACGAATCGCTGAATCGTTCCACGAACGACCGGCTGTTGAACATTACGCAGGAAAACCTGCGCGCTTCCCGCATATTGCATGCGGCGTCGCGAAAAGCAATGTCGATACTTGGTCGTTTCTCCTGGGATGAGTGGTTGGGAGGTTTGAGGTTCGGCCCGGGCTCTACTACTCGACTGGCTCGCAAAGACGCCAGCGTATATGGTAAGCTTTCGGGTACTCCCCATGTAAACAGGTCGTCATACAACCTCGCCCAGACCGTGATGTCTCTAATGCCCGGGTGGGCATATCGGAACATTTATGGTGAGGGAATCGAGGCTGCTGACTTGGCACTAACAGTGTGCGACTATGACCTGTTGCGTTGCGTGCCTAAGAACGCGTGGACTGGCAGGACTATCGGCATACCCACGGATATGCAAATCTACATGCAGTTAGCCCTAGGGCGCTGTATGCGGAGCCGCATGTGGGCAGCTGGTATTAACCTGAATGACCAGTCTATCAACCAACGGCGGGCCCGAGAGGGCTCGGTCAGTGGCAAGGTGGCGACTGTGGATGCTAAAAGCGCAAGCAACAGCGTCACGTCATCTTTGGTTTGGAGGTACTTTGGGGATCACCCCCATACAGAAACCTCTGATCCTACGTGGTACAGACTGCTAGATGTTTTGCGGTCTACCCATGCCAAGGTTGAAAAGTCAACAACACTCCACGAATATGAGCTGTTCTCAGCAATGGGAAACGGCTACACGTTCGAGGTAGAGAGTCTGATCTTCTGGACTCTTGCCTGGGCTGTTTGCGACTACTTAGGTATACCCCCCGATATTTCGGTTTATGGAGATGATTTGATCGTGCCCGTTGAGGCGATGGACCTCTTAACCGAGGTTTATTCGTTTTGCGGGTTTCGATTCAACGTCGATAAGACGTTTTCGGATCCTGAACCGTCGTTCCGAGAGTCGTGCGGGAAGCACTACCTCAGGGGTATAGACGTTTCGCCCTTTTACGTTGACACGGCATTGGATACTGTGTCATCTATCGTACTGCTAGCCAACAATATCACCCGTTGG